GAAGTAGGAATATCCTCATCTGGGTTTACTACTGCTCAAAATGAACCAACTATTCCACAGATACCATTGGTTAAGTACAATGAAAAAATGTTGTTTGATGGAGTGGACGATAAAATTACTGCTACTATTGGTTCTTCAGTTTTATCATCTTATACGATTTCTTGTTGGGTTGTTGCTCATTCACTAACAAATTTTACAAGACTTGTTCAAGTTGATAATAGTAATTATAGATTTTTAGGTTTACATGGTAATGGTACTATTATAAGTGGTTATAATGATGGAAGTTGGAGTGAATTATTTACATCAAATAGTATTTCAGTAGGTGAATTACATCATGTAGTGTTAGTAGATAATGATACTAATACTACAATATATATTGATGGAGTTGCTGAAACTTTGTCTAATTCAATTCAAGTAGATGGTTCTAATTTTTATATAGGGACTTATGGTGGTAGTGCTAATTTTTTCAATGGCGTCATAGATGACATATCATATTTTAATACTGCTCTTTCTTCTACACAAGTCCAAGAACTATTTAACGATGGTGTTGCATTAGATGCTACTACACATAGTCAATCTGCAAATCTTATAGGATATTGGCGAAACGATGGTGTATCTAAATGGACTGATAGAAGTACAAATAGTAATCATGGCACAGTTGCGGGAAGTCCAGATTCTATAACCATTAGAGAAGCAATTAACTCTAACAAAGATGGATTAGGATTTCCGTTAAAGAATGCTGATAGCAATGTGTTACGCATATCTCAAGGCGATGATTATGTAAATGTAGGTAAATCTATTGGAAATTTATTAGGAGATAGTTGTCAAGCATTTAGCTATGAATGTTGGTTTAAAGTTCCCGATACAAATGTAGATGATGGCATTATTAGTTTTACTGATGATTTATCTGGTACAACAGGGGTAACATTAAGATTAAGTTCAAATAGAATAGTATGGACTTTCAAATTAGATGGTAGTTATGAAAATATATATAATGGTTTTACGAGCACAGAATGGAATCATGTAGCAGTAGTCTACGATGGGAGTAATTACGCTAATACAAAATTATATTTAAATGGTACTGCGGTACAAACTGCGGGTTCATCCAGTTTTCCATCTTCTCAAAATTTTGCAAATACCAATTTATATATTGGTGTTTATTATGGGAGTAATTACCATTTAAAAAGCGGAATGGTTGATGAAGTTCGTGTCTATAATAAAACATTATCAGCCGATGAAGTATCTAAAAACTATAAACACCAAAAAGGTAAACATAAATGACTAATACATATTTAATATTAACAAAAGCAGTATATGAGGGTAAGCTACCAAGCAAACTTAAAACTGCGGATAGATTGTCTTGGAATGAGTACACTTATAAAGATGTAGAAAAGACTGCTAAAAGAATGGTAGACAAATATGATTACTACCCATCAGATGATAACACAAAAGCTGAAATAAAGGCGTATATGGACGATTGTAGCGTAGATTATTCTTCAAGCGATACCAAAGCCGAGTTATTAGAAAAATTCAATGCAGAGCCTAATTCTGTACCACAAGTTGAAGAAGAGTATACATACACAGACCAAGAAGTAGATACAACTACATTGCAAGACCCAACTTGGAAAGAGTCAGCATTTCAAAATGGTAAGCTTGGCAGTCCAAGATGGAATAGCGATGCAAGTAAAGTAATTGTAAAATATGAACTACCTATACAAGATGGAACATTAGATGCAGTTAGTGGGGTAAGTGGTATTACTGCGATGAGTCATAGTGAAGCTATTGAAGAAATGAAGAAGGATGAGTGGAGTGGGGAATAAAGGAAATAGCCTTGCTGAGTTCGCTGTTACTATGGCTATCATGGCTACTCTTACTGTTACTTCCGCACCTGCTTTTAGTAGGATTGGGGAAGGTGCTAAAGCCAAGCAAACTAAAGCAAACTTGGAAAAAATTGTTAAGGCATCTCAAATGTGGTATAACCAACAGGTGGAAATAAATGGAATGGGAAAATTTCCAAGCCAAGCTCACAGAACAAGTAGTACAGGGGTGGTAGTTGATTATAACGAAAACAGAAGAATTGAAGTAGAGGAGTTAGAGGGTGCAGAGTTTGTTCCAGTCTTTAGTGATACGAGTTTTTTACACTTATTTGACAACGATACAATTAAAAGTCCCTATCAAAATGGTCGTTATGAATTTGCCATTGTTGGTGGGACTGGTACAGGCAATAGTATTGTCTCTCCGATATTCGTGGTAGTAGATACAGAAAACCCAGAAGATTTTTACAGGTATTACAAGCCATAGTGAGATATGAATGACAATAAACCTAAAACAGCAAGGTCATATCGTGGGGCAGTCGTGGATGATAATGCCGTTATTAGCATTAACATTAAGTGGCTTGTTCAAATGTGTTTACTTATCGCTGGTCTTGTTTATTCATACTATCAAGTTATCCATAGAATTGGAGAGCTTGAACGAAGAGTATCTGTTGCTGATACCACAATTACAGAACTTGTCGAAAAACATATAATTGAAGAAAGCAAACGATATGAGCAAATGGAAGAAGAATTAAAGTGGCATCAAAAATTATTAAAGAAGAAGAAGAAGTAAATGGAAGAATTTATAGCGATATACTCAGAAATGGGCATGATAGGTGTCGTAGGGGCTATGTTTATGTTCATGGTCTACTCGATGAACAAAAGAGGGAACGAACAGGCAGAGGCTTTGCAAAATTTAAAAATAGAAAACAAGGGACAAAGTGAAACACTTGAAAATATGGAAGGAATGGTTATCAAACTTATTAATAGATGGAATCAGTCTGATGATAAGCTTGATAGAAAGTTTGATTCACTTAACAAAGAAATTAACGACCTTGATAATCAAGTATCTGAAATCAAAGGTTCATTAAGCAGGGTAAATGGAAAACATTAATGGATAGTTTAAAAGTAGCATCGGCTAGTGTAGCAAATTATGGGTTATCATTAACTAATGTTAGCCTTACATTACAATGCATAGTGGCACTATTAACAATAGTGTATTTAATATTAAAAATAAATAATACAAGGAAATAAAATGAAAAAAGCAATATTAGCAAGTATTATAGACAAAGCTAAAGACCATATCGTAAGTGAATATGCTGACAATGTAGTTAATCATATCCAATCTGATGAATTTAAAGAAGAGTTAGCTACAAAAATAAACAAAAAAATTGACATACCTTTTGTTTCTGAAGAGAAAGAACAGATATTTTTTGAGAAGTGTGTTGACTTAGTAACTGATGTAATAGAGGGGCTTGTTGAAAAATAATGCCTAGAAGAAAGCGTGACCCTAGATTGGCTAGATTTGGGTTAAGTGGGTATAATAAACCCAAAAGAACACCAAGTCACTCTACTAAATCTCATGTAGTATTAGCTAAATCAGGTGGAAAAATAAAATTAATTAGATTTGGTCAACAAGGGGCTAAAACTTCTGGTAAACCTAAAAAAGGTGAGTCAGCTAGGATGAAAGCAAAGCGTAGGTCATTTAAAGCTAGGCATCGTAGAAACATTGCTAGAGGTAAAATGTCAGGTGCTTATTGGGCAAATAAAGTTAAATGGTAAGGAGAATATAATGCCAAAAGGTGTAGGAACATATGGGTCTAAGCGTGGTAGACCATCAAAGAAAAAAAAGAAATCTATGTTTAAAAAGAAAAAGAAGAAAAAATAATGTATAGGTTTGGTAAAAGGTCAAGAGCTAGGTTAAAGGGAGTTAAGCCTGAATTAGTAAATGTCTTAAATGAGCTTATTAAAATAATGGATGTAACCATTATTGAAGGAGTTAGAACTCAGAAAAGACAAGATGAGTTGGTAGCAAAGGGTGCAAGTAAAACAAAATACTCAAAACACATAGAGGGTAAAGCTGTTGACCTTGCACCATACCCAATTGACTGGGATGATAGAGACACATTTCATTATATGTGTGGCATGATAAGAGGTATAGCACAACAAATGAAAGTACCAGTCAGAGTTGGGTGTGATTGGGATAGTGATGGGCAAACAAAAGACAATAACTTTGACGATTTAGTCCATGTTGAACTTGTGTAGCAAAATTAATTAGATGTAAATTAGGAGAATTATGGCTTATTGTACTAATAGAGATTTAAAAGATGTATTTCCAGCAATAGATGAGTTTGATACTAAAACTGCTGTATATGGATGGGTAGTTCATAGTAGCAATCTATATAGAGCGGATAATTGTGGTTTAATTACTCAATTATTTGCTAATGGGCAAGATTTAGGTTCTGCTCAGGCAAATAGTGGTGTTGTAAATGATAATGGAGAATGGTTTTATGAATCATCATTGGATGCTGTATATTATTATAATAGCTCTACTAACCCTAATGATATGCTTATGGAGTCAGGGGATGATTGGGCAACATTAAAAACTAGATATATATCTAATGCTGAAAAATACCTTGATTCCAGACTAGATAGCAAGTTACCTAGAAAACAATTTAAAGACCAAGATGGTAATTACGATTACATGATTATTAGGACAACTGCACTAATAGCTTGTAGTTTTTTAATTCGTGCATCTAATCCAACATCTGAAGTAGCAGATGCTTTATTTAATGAGGTTGAGCAAAACATAACAGCTTTAAATACTGGAAGTGCTAAACTGTCTTGGCAAACAAGTGGTGACTCCTCTAAAGGGGTTATTAGGGAAGGTACAGTAAGTGGTAATCTGAGGATTGTTGATACAAGAGGTGCTTATTATGGTGTTTACGATAGAATAGGAGTAAAAATAACTACTGCTGGGGCTATGGGGACTGCGAGGTATGCAGTATGGCAATCTGATTCAGATAATCTTGGGGCAGAAAGAATGAATAATGGAGATGCTGAAACTCATTCTGATATAGTAAGTGGGGATTATCAAACACTTAGTCGTGGTCTAGAAATAAGATTTGCTGGTGATACTGGCGATACTGCAACAATAAATGACTATTGGGAGATAGAAGTTCATGGAAAATTTGAACATACAGATAATGGTATGCCAATGTCAATTAGGATGTCTCGTAGATGATAACATTTGTCAATATATGGGATGACAAAATATTAGATACGATAAGGACTTTTTTAAATAACGAGTTTGCTGGTACAATTCCTGTTTATACAGGAGATTTTAAAGACATGGGAAACCAGTCAATAAGACTTAACCCTGTAGGTAGCGATTTGATTGAGCGTATGGCTACAGGTGAAACAAGGGAATATATACTTGATGTATCATATACCTTTAAAGAAAAGACAGTCAAAAAAGATACTTGGGAACATATACTTCGTCAAGTATCACACATAGAAGCTCTATTCTTTCAAAATATGAATAATACATTTTTTGATGGTAGATTTACAACTGCTCGTATCAATGAGTTAGAAGAAGATGAAGAATTGATTGAGGGGTTAAATGTTATCAGATGGGAATGGAGATGTAAATACTTAGGAAACATATCATAAAGTAATAAGGAATACGATATGAACATACAAATCATAGATAAAAGCTCTAGTCTTCCAAATTGTTGGAAAGAGTGTGGAGCATCATTTAAAGATTGGGAAGAGCTTAAATCTGGTAATGAAATATCAGTTAAGAAAGTATCTGACTCAATTAAAAATTTAGTTAAAGTTAAAGAAAATAAAAAGGAGAGTAAATAATGGCTACAGTTAATCATGCATTTTCACCAAAAGAATTTCAAGTATGGATAGCATCTGATGCAACTAATGCTGGTGCATCAGGTATTCATGCTAGTAATATGTATCAGTTAGATGTTGACTCTGCTAGTATGCCATCACTTAATGTCAATCAAGTTTTGGATGTTAGAAGTGGTATAGGTAGAACATTAAAAGATGAAGACTTTTTTCAAGACAATGTTCTTAGAGCTACTGAGTTATCAATATCTGGCAATATGCACTTAGATGCTGGGCATAAATTACTTATGCAAAATATATGTAACGATGTTTCAGGTGATGCATCAATAGCTAGTGGTTTTGTACCTGCATCTCAACTGTATGGAAGTGCAGTTACTAATAGTGCATCTTCGCTCACAGTAGTAATTAAATCATCAGACCACAGCAATCAGCGTTCATTAGAAATGGCTGGAATGGTAGTAACTAATTTTGCACTATCTGCTGATGCTGGAGAAGAGGGCGGTAGATACAAATTTTCTGCTACGCTACAATCAGGTGTTAAACCAGATGTAAATGAATCTAGTACAGTAGCTGGTAACAATGTATATGCAAATACTACAAATATATTTATGTCTTCTGCTAGTGGACTTAAAGTATTTAACACAGATGTAGTTATGCAGTCATTTACTGCTACTATTGATAGTCCAGCAGTATTTAGTGGAGTCACTTCTACAGGTTACGAACTTGTAACTAGAGGTGCAGAAACAGCAGTAACAGTTGATACTCAAGTTAAGTATGATGGCAATACAAAGGGATTTATAAATTCTTTTGATACACAAACTGCTCCGCTATCAGGCAATATGTTTGTAATGACAAATAATAATGCTTATGGTATCGATGTGCAGAATGGTGTATTTACCAATGTTGCATATGCGGAAGCAGATATAATGATGCTAGATTGCTCTATTAAATCAGTTGATGATGGAACAGATGCATTAATTACTTTTGATATCTCTGCATAATGAAGAGTATTAAACTTTCTACTGATAAGGAAGTTAAAATAAAAGAAATGTCAGTAGATGATATAGACTTCTGCAATGATGTGCCTGAAATGAAATATGATGGTGATAACTTAGTGGCAATTAAAAACTTGTCAAAAGCTAGAACTGCATGGATTCGCAAGGGTGTTGATGGTGCAGATGATAATTTCATTAAATCTTTAACCGATGATGAGAAAAATGAATTGTCAGTTGCCATACAGGACTATCAACGCTTGGGGGAATAGAAACCCTCACATTAGAGTACAATATCCATGTAACCAATCAATGTGGGGGTTGTATGTATCATACATACCCTTATAAGGCTCAAATTCCTATCTTAATCGATGGAAAATATCAAACTCGTATGTTTACATCAAGTAGTGATGTCGAGGAGATTATGGAGCTTTTAGTTGATGAGGTAAAGCAAAGCAATAAAGAGGGTAGTAATTTTAATATAGCTGAGTCTGTAGTAAAACAGCTACCCTTTTTTGCCTGTCCTAATGTCCTTATTAATGCAAAAGCACAAAAAGATATTTCCAGATACATATACTCTCAGCAATTTGGCATAAGTCCATATAAAGGAACATATGGTGAGCAACCACATAAGTGGGTAGAAAAAAGTTTTTTAATTAAAAATGTAATAGAGCGTAAGAAAGCCGAGGCTATGAACAATGGCAAGTAAAGCAAAAGCACAGCAAACAGTAACAGTAATATTTCAATCCAAAGGTGAAAAAGCGTTAATTAACGCTATCAAATCACTTGATAGAGCCTCAAAAGATTTAACAAAAGCACAAAAAAAGTTATCAAATACTACAGAAACATTAAATAATGTACAAAAAAGAACTAGAAAATCCACTAGGATACTAGGCGGTAGTTTTGCAGTTATAAGGTCTAAAATGCTTTTATTTAACTTTGCTATGGGTCTTGGTGTTAGACAGCTTGGTAAGTTTGCTACCACAGCATCTAAAGTAGAAAATATGGAAAGGGCTTTTAAAACTTTATCAGGTGAAGTTGACCATTCTCAAGAGTCTTTAAATAAACTAAAAGAAGCTACTGATGGCACTATGAGTGAGTTTGACTTATTTCAACAGGCAAATAATGCTATGATACTTGGAGTAAGTAAAAACTCTGATGAAATGGCTGAAATGTTTGACATTGCTCAAAGACTCGGTAGGGCATTAGGTAAAGATACCGCATCATCCGTTGAGTCATTAATTACTGGTATAGGTAGGCAATCAAGATTGATGTTAGATAACATTGGTATTATTGTTAAATCTGATGAGGCATATGAATCTTATGCTAAAAAACTAAATATAAGTGTAGACCAGCTTACAGATGCAGAGAAAAAACAAGCATTTTTAACTGCTACTATGGAATCTGCTAGAGCTAAAGTTAAAGACATTGGAGATGAAATTGATACAAATCAAGATGTGTATGATAATTTAGGAAGAGCTACTGAAGAACTATCTGTAGCTACAGGTAAATTATTAGAACCAACATTAATAAAAACATCAAAAGCATTTACTAGTTTATTTGAATCTACAACAAAATATTTTAATTCCTTAACACTAGCGGAAACTCCAATTCAACAATCAATGACTGATGAAAGAAAACTACAGATATTATTAGCTAGGAAGAAAAAATTAAATAATGAATTAATATTAAGTCAATTATTTACAAATGTACAAACTGAAGAAACATTAAGGAAAAAAAGAAGAGTAATAAAAATTGAGGGACTAGTATTAGACCTTACTGATAAAATTTCAAAAGCTAATAAAGCTGTAGTAGAATCAGAAGATAAAAAAAATAAAACTAAAGATGATGGTAATAAAATAGCTGATTACAGGGCTAAAATATCACAACAAGAATTAGAAATTATTAGACAAAGAAATCAAGCAATGCTTGGGGAATTTTCTATTGTTGAGCAATTAAAAATTATAGAAGAAGAAAGAGAATTAATAAAACTTCAAGCATTACAAAAAGATATTACAAAACACGATGCTGATAAAAAAGATTTAGAACTTACTGGTAAAAAAATAAAACTTGAAGAAAAATTAGGTCAAGTAAGATTAGATGCTACGTCTAGTGCAATAGGGGCATTAGCACAACTAGCTCAAACTAGCAAAAAAACATTTGAACTTGGTAAGGCACTTGCATTAGCACAAGCTATTATAGATGCTTATGGGGCTGGTAATAAAGTATTAAATTCCAAGCTACCTTTTCCCACAAATGTACTTGCAATGGCTGGAGTTATAGCAACAGGATTAACAAATGTTGCTACCATTAAAGCACAAAAGTTTGAAAGTGGTGGTATAGTTGGAGGTAATAGACATTCTCAAGGCGGTACAATGATTGAAGCAGAAAGAGGAGAATTTGTAATGTCAAGAAGTGCAGTTCAATCTATAGGAACTGAAACACTTAATCAAATGAATCAAACAGGGAATGCTGGAATAACAGTCAATATATCTGCTCCACTTGTTGATGAAACTGTAGTAGAAACTATTATACCTGCCATTGAAAAAGCTCAAAGGATGAATCTTGCATGAGCCTAACACTTCCAACTGATTATCAAAATTTTTCAAAAAACTCTAATTTAAGAGAAAATTGGCTTTATCAGTTATTTAATAGTAACTCATATATGACTTTTGATGGCTCTAATGACTACATTGATTTAGGCACAACAACATCATCATCTTCAATAGCAATAACAAGTTCTACAGGAATAACTATTGCTTTTTGGATTAATTTCCCAACATTGGGAGCAACAGAGCCAATTTTTAGAAGCCATGACCATGCTACTAATTATGTTGGATATGGAGTTACTAAAAGAACTGATAATAAAATACAGATAGACTGGTATGATGGAAGTGGTTCAGGCGGTGGAGACAGAAGAACAATGTATGGCGATACAGTTTTATCTGCAAATACATGGTATTTTGTAGTAGTTACTAGCACTTTTGCACAGGCTACATCTGGAACAAAAATCTATGTCAATAGTGCAACAAGTGATAGCATTACAGATGGGGGTGGTACTGCTGGTATTACAACTCCAACTTACTCAGGCTCAAGTTTAAAAGCAATTATAGGTCAAAAATTACCATCAACAGACATATGGGGAGAATTTAAATTAAAAAATCTTGCTATTTGGAATACCAGATTAGATTCATCAGACACTAATCCAATTACAGCTATATATAATAGTGGTAGTTTTAAATCTTTATTATATGATTTTGGTAATTATAGCCAATCTTCAAATTTAAAAGGATATTGGGAATTTAATAATGGAGAACCTAGTATACAGGATTTATCTGGCAATGGGTTAAATGGAACAATTAATGGAGCTGTTTATGGTGGGTTTTTACCATTAGCTACATCTAATACTTTTGTAGGTGATGTATTTTATCATGGAGTCGTTACAAAATCTGGTTCAATTAGAGATAATATAAATCTTGCAGATTCTAGTGCAAAAACAAGTAATATGTCTATTAATGTTGCCAATTTTAAATATCAAGGAAGCAATTTATCCATTGAATTATTTTTAGGAAGTAATGATTATATAAATTATAATGTTAAAGTTTACTCACAATTGAATGAATTGGATAGTCTAGTTAAATGTTTCCAAATATATCAAGGTAGAATTATAAATTTTTCACATGATAATAAAGAAATTTCTATACAATTCACAGAACAACGACCTTGGGATTTTATTTCTATTCCATCTGAAAAAACATCTACTAGCAAAGTATACATACCTATTGCTTATGGCAATTTTGAAGAGAGTGATTCTAGTCAGTCTGCCCAAGACCTTTCAGAAACTAGAGCTTTATACCCTGTGCCTATTGATAATACAAGTGGTAAAATTACAGCAGTTGTAGCTAGGGAGTATGATGGTAGTTCTACAGAAGAAAAAGCAAGATTGCATCATTTTGAAAAAGACTGCGACCAGTTTGTTCCAATAGGCTCTGATAGTTCAAATTTTACTGATGCATCTGAAACCTATCAAGGTGGAAATGCAATGAAATGCAGAACTGATTTATTTAGAGGTTTTAAAACAAAAAATAAAACTGTATTAAGTGCTGGTCAATGGTCTAATGGTGAAAATGCATTTGATTCTAGAAGCGATGAAAGCTCTACATATGCTGAATACACAAAAATTTCAACACTTTCTGATGTTGCTGGTGGAACTATTGAAAGAGATATAGAATTTACACCACCTAATATTGTTGGGTTAATTTCAGAAATTAAAGTTTTTACAAGATACAGGCTCTATAGAAGTAATACAGATATAGCTGGAAGTTTACAATTACTTGTAGGCTCTACAAATCTTGACACTATAACATCATCATTTAGTTCTAGTATTTTAACTGACACATACACATTAAGTGGTGCAGAATTAACTAGCCATTATACAAATAATAATAACCAATTACCAAATATAAAATATAGAATATCATGGACTGCTGATACTGAGGGTGAAACTGTTTCATTGAGAATATACGATTGTCATATAATTGTAAAAGTGGCTCTAGATACATCGGATGAAAGCAAAGAATCTTCAAAGCAATACTTAAATGATTTAGAATATATGTATGTTGGTGCTAGTGGACTTACAGAATCTTATTCTGGCTCAAATGGGGAAATTGAACATGGACACGAAGTTCTTAGAGATATGCTAGTAAGGTATACAGGAATGGATACTGCTGACCCTGATGGCTGGAGTGCTTTAAATACAGATAGAAATACTGCAAATTGGAAAATAAGATGGTGGGCATTAGAACCGACTGAATTAAAACCAATTCTTGAAAAATTAATGTATGAATTTGGATTTATTTTTAAATTTAGAGCAGATGCTACAAGTCGTGTAATTTACATAAAAAAATCTAGTGAACTTTCATCTAATCAGGAATTAACTAAAACAGACATAAAAAATATAAAAATTAGTACATCTGCTTTTTCAGATATGGTAACTAAAATGAATATTAATTATGAAAAACACCCAGCAAATAATAAATATTTATCTAATGTCACTTCATACAATGATTCCAATAGAACAAAATATAAAATTAAATTAAAAGAAAATATAAAAGATGTTAAATTAGACATGAATGTTGGAACGCCAAGTACAACAGCGAATGCTGATTGTAATTATGATTTTTATTCTTATTATAATAACATTGTTGGAGATATAAAAAAAATCATTACCTGTGAGATTGTAAATAAATCAAAGGCTTATGCTTTAGAAACTGGAGATATTGTTACATTTGATGATTTACCAGTTAATCCTTTTGGTCATAGCTGGAGCGAATCTGGTTCACAATATTATATGATAACAAGTTTAAACAGAAATATTAATTCTATACAAATAGAATGTAGGGAGATAGGATAATGGCAAATGTAAACATAAGAAAACCAAGATTTTATGTAGATAGATTAAATTATTTACTAACTAGGGGGGTAACGAATACTCAGTTTTATTTAAACTCAAGTAGTGGGCAATTAAACACAATGACAACTGGTACAGTTGCAGAATTATTTGATATGCGACCTTTAAATCAAGTAGTATTTGATACAACTAACAATAGAAATGAGCATGTAGTATTGACTTTAGACCAAAATTTTGGCTCTTATGTAACAAATTTTGTAGCAATTTTAAATCATAATATGACCTCATCAAATGCAAAAGTCACAATAGCACATGACTCTTCAACAGAGTCAGATGTACAGGCTACTGATTTTGCTAGTGCTACAGCAATAGCTAGTGTTTCAGAAGTTTTAGATGCTGACACAATAAGTAGTAATACTATAACACCAGCATCAGATGGACACACTATTATTACATTTACTAATTTTTCAAGCAGGTATATAGGAATACAATTTGAGGGAACTGTTAATGATGCAGATGATGGAGGCTCAGGAGCATTTTTTGATGCTAACAATAACTTATCTATTGGTTGTATATTGGTAGGTGAATATTATGATATGCCTGTAAGTCCTGATTTAAGTGTAAAAAGAAATATAGTATTTGATGGACAAGATGCACAGGAGTCAATTGGTGGTCAAAGATATTCAACTTTATCTAATTATGGAAAAAGCCTATTATCAACTACAAACAAATCACCATTCCAAACATACACAGGAGATAATAAAAGAGGGCTTTATGGGGGGAGAATGACTTATGATATGAAATTCAGCTATTTAAATAGTAGTGATGTTATGCCTAGTACATACAATGTCCAAACACAAGCTGATAACACAGTTGTAAATGATGTGTGGAATATGACACATGGGGGTCACATACCCTTTATATTTACACAAGATGGGTCTAGTGTTGGTAATAATGCAGAGTCTGACTACTTATTTGCTAGATTTGCTCAAAAAGGATTAAGTATGACTCAGGTTGCTCCTGATGTATTTAATGTATCTATGAGGATTGAAGAAGAGTTTTAGAATCAGGGATAACGATTCCTAGGTCTATTGCAGACCACCTTATAATACGCTCTATAAACTGAGCAAACTCTTTCGTTGTTAATATTTTTGTGCTATTGATTTCAAAATGGTCTTTTATAGCTTGATGCATTTCCCTGTTAGTGTAACCTAATTCATTAGATAATAAATCAACTATAGACCAGTAATAGTTATTTTGTTGAGCAGAACGAACTCCAGTATCAGTAATTTCAATATAATATTCGCCATTTAACTTGCCAATAATATCATCAAACTCTGACCTATTTAATATAATTAATTTGCCATTTTCTACTTTGCAAGGGAATCGCATCTTGGGCATATTTTTTCTTTCCAAAGTTTAATGTCTGGGGAAGCCCATAGTCTCCCCTCAAACATATTCCATTTACGCCTACACTCAGGACACCAAGATAAATTTCTATCTGCCCTTATCTCATCAGTTTCCCTTGGTCTTCTATGGGTTTTTTCTTTTACATCAGTATACAGGGCATCTATTACCCATTGTATAGAGCCGAACTTATCTTTTGGCAGAACTACTCTCCTCAATGATGCCACCCAATAATAATAAGTAGTTTCTAGCATCCTGTATTCTACCCATTATTGATTCTTCACTTGATTCCTTACCAGTATGAATATAATTCCTAATTGAGTCCATGTGTTTAAGTAAGTATATCATAGCTACTTGCTCAGGTCTAAGTGCCATTCTTTCAGCAATGCTTTTAAAGTTCTTAAATTTATCTTCATCTGATACAGTATATTCTTTACCTTTGACTAGCATCAATCTGTTTTCTTCTTTTTGCATTGACTCTGCCCACTTTATAAAGTCAGG